AAAAATGTAATTGCATAAAGTTCCCTTCTTTCTTTTATTTTAATAAATCATGACACACCACAATTTCTCTAATATTTTCTTCTAAATATTTAGTTTTAGATTCACCTTTTAGATAACTAGGTGCTACTCTAAATTTAAAAGGTTTAAAAATTGTATAAGCTCTGTTTACATTTATTCTTTTGTCTTTACTTACAATCTTTTCTTCTTTAACCATTACGATGTTTACAATGCCCATTTTTCTTTCAGGTGTTTCATCGTTACTACAGTAAAGAATTTTAAACCCATCTTTCTTATACTTTTTATAACTATCAGAATTTTTGATTTCATTAGGTACTACAGAATTAAATTGTTTAAGCATACCTTCTTTTTGTTTTTCAGTGAAATCTTTGTAAGTTGTTTCTAAAACATTTTTAACAAATGATGCAGTGTCTATGTAGGTTACATCGTTTATAAGATTATATAGATAGCTAGACATAAAAGCATCTATTATTTTAACAGAAGTTCCTGCTCCTATCTCTGGTTTTTTAGAGCCTTCTAGCATGCATTCCATTAATTCAAAATTATCTCTAGGTAATGATTTATAATAATAACAAGCATTACCATAGTCTTTATGATAGCCTATAAATTTAAAATTTCTAAATTTAATAGGTTCTTTCTTTTCAGTCTTAAATATTTCCATAACTTACCTCCTATTGTGCAAATGGGTCCATATTTCCATATGGCATTGTTGTTCCTGTTGTGTATCCATAACTTGGTGCTTGACTATTTTGTGTAGGTTGTACAGGTATTTGTTGATATGTTGGTACATTTTGAACAGGTACTTGTTGCACATTTTGTGTAGGTTTTACAGAAATAACAACATCATCACATATAATTCTTTTATTCACATAAGTTTGTCCGTTAGTTTGAGAAACTGATTTATCTTCTTCTAAACGTCCTGAAACTGTAACAGGTGACCCTTTATCTGTATTATCTCTAAGAAGTTCTGCACTTCTTCCAAATGCTGAGATATCAAAGAACATTGAGTCACGTTGTTGCCCATCTCTGTTCTTGCCATTATAAACTCCTATTTTTCCAAAAGCACTTGTTCTTCCATCTTGTGTATTTCCTACACGTACTTTGTCAACTAAGTGACCACTTATAACAATATGATTCATACTAATCTTCATCCTTTCCTAATAAAGTTAACAATTTATCTAAAGCTTCTAAAATACCTCGACTATTTTTTTCTGCATCTTTTACATCTTTTTCTGTTATGTCTGCAGGTGCATCCTTTGCCATATTTATACCCTCATGTAACATATCAGCATCAATTGTTGTTTTATTAATAAGAGTGTGTGCCATTTTACAAAATAATGCCATTATATCTAAATTACTACCAACCACAGTGCTTGTATTATTTGTTTCTATTAAAACTGCATCTGATTTTTTTATTGCCTCCATAACTTCATTTAATTGTTTTTCATTCATATTCATAATTATTTACCAGCCTTTCTTTTTATAATTTCTAATATTTTTGGTTTATCTGATTCTTTTAAGAATGGTACATCTGTTCCCAATTCTTTAGCAATTTCTACAATTTCTGTTCTAGGGTCTAACCCATTTTCTTTTATAACATTAGCTAACTCTATTTTTGTTTCCATAGACATTAACTCTTCTGTATTTACAGTAGCTTGTTCTTCTTTTACTTCTGTATCACTTTGTGGTAATTGTGGTGCAACACTAGGTGCTACAGGAATTTCCACAGTACTAACTGGTACTTCTGGTACAACTGTTTTTACTGGTTTAACTGCAGGTTTTTTAGCTGCTTTTACTTCCTTTACTTCAACTTTTACAGGGGCTCCTGTTTGTTCTTCTACTTTATCATTTTCATTGATTTCAAAAACATCCATATACATATATCTTTTCATATAAGTATTTTTTCCACCTAAGTTTTGAATAGGTTGTGATGCTTGTAGATTTACTTCTCTAGTTTCTTTTTTGAATAACATATCTGTACCATCTTCTACAGCAACAACTAATAAGTAAGCATATTCTACATATTGAAAATTGTGTTCTTCTGTAACAACTTCTCCTGTTGGTTCACCTGCTTCATTGTATGTATATTGTGTAACCTTTTTACTTGGAAGTTCTTGTGCTTCTTTATCAATCCAGAATTTTGTAAAAAGACCTTGTTTGTTACACTCTTCAATAGCCTTTGGCATAAAGTCTTTTAATTGGAAGTAGTCATATTTGCTATAACTATTCTTTCCACTTTTGTTTAAGTCCTTGCTTAATTCAAGTCTTACACTATTAAGTTTTGCATAAATATTATTCTCCATCTTTCATAACCTCCATCTTCATATTATTTACTTTTGCAAAATCTATTAACAAATTCATCTTGTCCTCAGGGACTTCTAATTTAACACTAACCTTTTTTACTTCAGGTGTGCTTATAGATAATCCTGCAAAAGGGTCAATCTGAACTGTTTCCTTTTTTACAGATGCTTCTTTATTTTTAGCATCTAAATCATTCTTAATACTTTCCAAGATACCATTAACATCTCTTGTGTATTTATATCTTTCTATGTAAACATCTTTATTTAAAACATGATTCACATCTAAAGCATTGAAATAATTTGATATTGTTTCAGCATCTTTCTTATATACGTCTAATTCTTTTATATATGTAAGAAACTGTTCTTTTATAGCTGTAACTATATCACTATCTTTAAATGTCTTATTAAACCATCTGTTGTCAAACTCAATATCAAAAACCTTAAGTATTTTTTCATATTGTGAATAACTAGCAATAAATTCTTCTCTTTCTTTTTCAATGAGTTCATTAATATGTTCTCTTTTGATTTCTTGTTGTTTAAACTCAAACTTTTTAACAGATTCATCTATTAATGACGATGATTCTCCTAATAATTTCTCTATTCTTTTAGAGGTTTGCTCAAAGTCAGAAATAGGTTCATTATATTGCTTAATAAGGTCTTTACGATTATCAGCGATTTTCTTTATAAGACCATTAACCTTTGCTCTCTCATCTTTGGCTTGTTTATATTGTGTATCATCAAACACAAGTGCTGCATAGAAATTTTTAAGTTGTAAAGCATAATCTTCAATAACATTTAAATTATGTTTAATAGGTTCCACTTTAGGTATTTCTACATCTAAATCAACTTGTAGTGTAGGTTTTACTAATTCATTCATATTTACATCTCCTTTTCTATTAAAATACTATTCTATTTTTAGGAACTTCACCTTTTTTAACGTAATTTTCCCAGAAGTCTATACATTCCTGTTCAACTTCTTTCATATAATCTTTCACATCTTCCCTATTTATTCTTCTAGGTTTTAGAAATTCCATATCTCTATCAATGTCATCTCTGTCATAGTTAATAAGTGTGTAAAATACAACAAACTCTGCATTAGTTGTATTAAAGTAATGTATAGCCTGGTCGATATATTCCTGTGGTACTCCCTTTGAACCATCTTCATAGTACCATTTTGATTTTTTATTTTGTGCTGTTTTTATTTCTAAGATACCAACTTTATTAGTTGCTTTTTCTACAAGCACACCATCTAAAGATGCTTGAAAGTAAGGAATAAAAATATTTCTAAACATAGTGTTTTTGTAATCTAAGGTTGCATATACATTCCTGTATTTATATGAGAATGATTGAAATATCAAGTTTTCAAAATGATTTCCAAAATCTATAGCATCATTAGATACTTCAGGTTCTAGCACTTGTTTACTGTGAAATATATCTTTTCTAGTTCTCCAATTATTGTGTCCCATGATGCAACTTACATCAGAACCACCTATACCTTGCTGTCTTAACTTTAACCATTCTTCTCGTGAATTAAATGTTATTAAATCACAAGTGACACTAAAAAAGCTATTTGCAATATCTCTGTATTCGTTCATAAACCACCTCCTAGTATCTTAATATTAACACAATTCTTTAATTTTTACAACTCAATTCTAAATAATCATAAGCACTTTTTAAGTCACTATATTCTAACTGCAATTGTGTATTTATTACAGTTTGTCTATCTAATTCATTCTTTATATCTCCTTTGTCCATCACATATCCTGCAGCAAAACCTATGAAAGTTACATATATAAGTGCTACAAATATTACTAAGTATTTTTTCAATTCTTTTAAGTTCATTCTGACACCTCTTTCAATAATTCATATACTTTATAAGTAAAATGTTCTGTATCTATTTCTTCATAATTAACTCCATCTGTTGTATCACAGCTTCTTACATAATCATAAACAAAATTATCTTTTAAAATACTCACTGCTTTATCAATCACTTCTTTTTGCTTTTTGACTTGTTGTTCTAAATTATTTATGTAATCCACAACTTCGTTTAATTCTTTTTCATCGAGGCTATCTCCCCAACAGCAAGATAATCTCATTCTTGTTAATACTTCTGGTGCTTTATTCATAATTATTTCTCCTTTCTTATATCTAATTCATACTGCAACTCTTCTATTTTTTTATCAACTAAATATGAGTTATCTTTGTATTCAGCATATTCAAACCAAAAATTACCATAAGACTCATCATAAAAATCACTATGTCTTTGTAAATATTTAATTGTATTTTCAATATGTGAAGTTTTCATATCACTTATTTTTATTTTTCTATGGTCTTTAGTTTCCCACCAACCTTTTTTATAAGGATAATCCATAATCATTTCTCCTTTTTCTTTTTATTATTAATTTGTTTATATTCTAACCTTAATTGTTTAACTTCTTTTTTAGTTTCTCTAATCAATTTTTCTTTTAGATACATTAAATATTTTATTTCTTTTTCTCTTCTTGTGCTCATTCATAAACCTCATCATCTGTTACAAAATGAAATCTTTTGAATTTCAATCCTGCTAAATTTTTTAAATCTTCTAAAGTTATTAAAATTTTGTTGGGAGCTCTATACTTGTGTTTTATTTTATATTTATTTAAAACTGTTTTATTATCAAATATTAATAAAATATAATCACTTTCATAACAAGGTACTGTTCTTGTCTGAAGTTCATCTATTGCTCTTTTTAGATTATCAGTTAATCTCATAAATTATACATCCTCTCCATAGCATTCACTGTCTTTAAAACACTGGTCACACACATACCCTATGTTTCCATTTATTAAGCCTTCTGTATCGTTTAATTTTTCAAACCATTCTCCACAGCAAGCACATTGTTGCAAAGGTGTTAAGGTTGTACTTTTACAATGAGGACAACATGGTCTACAAAAATGTGTAGATGAATCAAAATCATCAGATACTCCAAGTTCTGCTTCAACCCAAATATCTTTAATAACAAGGGCATTTTCATCAAAAATATTATCACAATTACAGCATTTTATCATATTATTTCCTCTTTTCTATTAAACTATCTAATTGCTTATCAGTTAATTTTATAATTCCATTTGCATGCAAGCATTTAATTTTTAAACTTGAATGTTTTTTCTTTAATTCTTCAAAATCTTTTATTTTCATTTTTCTACTCCTTTGGCATTTTGTATACAATTATATTTGAAGTTCCAGTATAAGCATTTTCCAATAAATTTTGTATCTCATCCAGTATTTCTAATGCTCTATTTTTTGTTCTATAAGTTCCCAAAGTTTGAGCTTCATCTAAATTAATATTGTTAACTATGTACCACATCTTTCCTGTAACACTGTGTTCTACTTTTTCTATACTCAAAGATGGTTGAGGTCTTAAATCTTCTCTATCTTGAGTTCTAATCCATAATATCATTATTTATCATCTCCTATTATTTCTTTGTATTTTTGTAAAATTTCTTTAAAAATTTTGTCGGTTGGTTGTACTTCAATACAGCTAGGATTTTCTACATCATAATCATTAAAACCATCTTCGTTATAATGTTTCCATCTTAAACTTGGAGTATATTGCTTTATTCCATCTTCTAAATATTTTATAAACTCTTTTTGTTGAGTTTCTACTTTTTGAACAAAATTATCATAATTTGTGTATTCACAATCACTACATTTATCATACATTTACTCATCACTCTCTACTTTCTAAATTCCGTTTACTATATAAGGTCTTTTAAATGCATTAAACATTTTCTTAACCTCATCATCAAAGATTAATTTTTTTTCATCTTTTTCTATAAAATATATTTTTCTTTTACTTTTGTTTCCTGATGGTGTTATATGTTTTTCAATTCTATATTTTATTTGATATGTAATATTATCTTTTAATTTCACATCCCAACATAGATAACAATCTTCAATATGTAATGTAAAAATATCTATATCTTTAATCTTTAACATTGCTTTCCCGACTTTCTATTTTTCTGAAAAAAATAAGTATTTTGTCCCATAGCACCTTTGGCATATATGTAATTGCCATTATAGAGAGCATTGTTAAGGCATTTATTACATAAATTTAATTTTTCATTGCATAAATAAGGTTTACAACATCTACCTTCATTTTGTTCAGTAGTAAAGATTACTTGTATATCAATTTTTTCATTGCTTGTTTCTTCATTACAAACATCACAAATTGTTTTAGTTATCTTCATTACTATCAATCTCCTTTAACATCTCATAAAAAATTGCTTTTAATTCATAATAAGAGAACATAGCTAGATTATAAGGAAGTACTTCTTTAGCTTTATTATGATATTTTTGTATTTTCTTATCATATTTCTTCTTATTCATCTGACACCTCTTTTATTTTTTTCAACATATCCTTCGTTATTTCAATTATGCAAATTGGTTCATATTTATATATCAATTCCCAAAAAGCTTCTACTTTTTGAACACTGTAATTGGGATATCCATCTTTGTATAAAAGTAAATATATTTTCATTCTGACACCTCTTTTAATATTTTTAACAAAGTATCTATTTCGATTTCATCTAAATATATGTCTTCATGTGCTCCATACTCGCCACAATCCACATAACATTTAGTTTTTTCTCTGTTTATGTAATTTATCACTTTATTTATTACTTCTTGTTGCTTTTTGACTTGTTGTTCTAAAAACATATATTTTGTTATTTCTAATATTTCATTTTTCATTCTGATACCTCTTTCTATAAAAATATAAGCTCCATAATCAAGACTATTCCTAACATAATTATTGTATTATCAATCCCTATATCTTCTTTTTTGTTGTTAAATCTATCATAAATATATTTTATACAAGATAGTAATGCTAATAAGCCTATTATTTTAATTATTATCATCACTTACACCTCTTTCTATTTCTGTCATGCTATAGAGTACATAATCAGTGGAAATAACACTTAAGCCTTGTTTTTGCTTTTCAACAAGAAGTTCTTTTAATTTATTCCAATTATCTTTTAATTGTTTGTTTTCTTGCTCCATTTTAATCTGTTTGTCAAGAGTAGTAACATACAACTTTTTAGTTAAATTATCTAAAACATCGTTATCTACTGCAAAATCAGTTAACATAACACCATACCTGTCTGTTATATCTTCCTTATAGTATTCTAAATGTAGGCATATTTTCAATAAATGATTTTGTTTTATTTTCATTTTAACATCTCCTCTAATATATCTAGCATTTCCTTTTGAAAGATAGGGTCTAATACTTCTCCCCATGTATAAAGTTTATCTATTGCTTTATTTATTGATGCTTTTAGTTGTTCATTTTCTAAATATATTGTCTTATTGAAATTATCTGCATTATCTAGTTCATTTAACAACCTTTTTATAAGGGTTCTTTGTTCTAAATTCAATGCTCCCCATTCTCCATAATATTTATCTCCAAATTGAGGGCATTCTATTGCTTTTCTTATTTTTTCTCTGTAATTCATTCTGACACCTCTTTTAATATACCTAGTAATTCTTTAACTTCTACTTTTCTAAGTTGGTCTATGACTTCTCCACTAGAAATTACTTTGTTTTCTATATATTCTATTGCTTTATCAATTACTCTTTCTTGTTGTTCACATCTACGCAAATATTCTGCAACAATATGAACCTCTTCATCATAAAATCTGTCATAGCCTGTTTCTTGAAGAACAGCCAATATAGTTCTCCATGCTTGTTTTTCTTTTATTGTCATATCAACACCTCTACTTTCTTAAATCTAATTCCTTTTTAACATCTTCAAGAGTTTTTAATCTTGTTTTTAAAGTTATTATTGTACTTTGATTATATTTGTTATCAGCTAGCATTCTTCTAACAATAATTATTTGGTTGTTTACATAACTTATTATATGTTTTCTATTAGAAAGTACTTCTTGCAAGTCTAGTCCATTGACATAATATTTACCATTTTCTTTTTTAATCTCCATTTTTACCCTCCTATTTTGTTGGCATAGTATACCATATTTCTTTTTATATATCTATCAAGTTGACTATATTGCAAATTACTCCACCAACCATAGTGCCAAATCTTATCATTAATATAGATAAAACCTTTGTAATTACTTAATTCTGCAATATTTACAACTCTAACCCCCTTGCAATACTTACGTTTTGTTATAATTACACCTCTTCAAAATTTTGAGAAAACCACTCATCATTAAAATCTTGATTACTCTTCAATGCTAAATAATTTATATAATCTGCACTTTGTTTACCCTTTGTTACAAGTAAATAGTATATAGGTTTTTTAGTTTGTCCTACACGATTAAGTCTCCCTTTTGCTTGGTAGAATTCTATGTATGAGTCAGGCAAGCAATAGAAGATAGAAACATATGCTTGTTTTAACCAGTCAATACCTGTAGAACCACTTTTATATTGTACTAATACAACAGCATTATCATTATTGTTAAATACATCTTCTTCCTTGAAAGCAGAGCAATAGCGTGCACAAGGTCTCTTCATTTTTGTTATCATGTTATAGAGTTGGTCTCTTTGGTGGTCATACATATAGAATATAACAACTCTTTCCTTAAAATCTTCTAGGAATGTTTTAATCCAGTCCAATTTATCAGTATTAAGTTGGTATTCTCTTTTAGCCTCTTCTCCATTTCCTAAAAGAGCCTTACCTATTAGAGTACCACTACACAATGATTTTAAACCTATTCTTTTAGAACTTACCTTGTTAAGTACAATGTCCTCATATACGCGTTCTCGTGCTATTCTACTGTAGTTTTTATCAAGCTCAAATGGAACTACTATCTCACTAGGAACAAGGCTATCATCAATCTTTCTTTCATAATATCTAGCATATTTATTAACAAGTAAATCTAAATAATCAGTATTTTTATAACCCACTATCTTTTTAAATGGTTTCATACCTGGGAAAAATACAAGTTGCTCATAGCAAAACTTTTCTTTAAATAAGTCCAAACTCATATCCATAAGTCCTAAAAAGTATAGTTGATTATAAAGGTCAATATAACCATTCCCCATAGGGGTAGCGGTTAAAATACATTTGTAGGGAGTTAGCATTCCAAGTTGTTTCATGAACTTCCCTACTTTTGTTGTACTTTCTTTTATTCTATGTGACTCATCTATGATAATATAGAAGTTCTTATCTAACATGAATAAATCATTGTTTCTCCAAGTTCTTTCAAAGTTTATAATTGCAATGTCATATTCTCCCCTATCAAACATTTGTTTGGTTTTCTTTTTACCATCAAGAATAATTGTTTTACTAAATGGAAACCACTTCTCGCAATCTTCTTTCCACTCTTGTAACTTTGCACATAAACAAACTATAAGTAACTTGTTACATTTTTTTTGTAAAACTTTTTGTTCATACATTGCTAATGATGTTATAGATTTACCACAACCTACATCATAAAACAATGCACAACTATCTAAATCTTTTAACTCATCAACTGTTTTCTTTTGATAAGGGTATAGTAAATCATATATCATATTATCATCTCCTAATCACAATTATAGCATTTAAACGTATCATCTGAGGCTAAGAATAAGTTTTCTCCACATTTGAAACATTTGTTCTCACTTTGTTTAGTTATTTTAGCCATTAATTCTGTATAATAACTATCTAAAATACCAGTACTCTTTAACATTATAAATAATTTTCTTAAGGCTATCATATCAGCATCATCAATTTGATGTTTTCTAATTGCTGGTATTAACTTGATAGTTTCCCCATCTGTAATAATGTTAAAGTCACACCCATCTTGCATATTTAGACGTTCTCTTATATCTTTTGGTATAGTTAAACGTCCCATACTGTCCATAGTTTTCATTCAAAAACACCTCCTATCTTTTTCATAATATCACAAATTCTCCTATAAATCAAACTAAAGTATATTAGAAATTGTGTAGTTTACATTTAAAGTGTCAAGTTCTACCTTTAAACACTCTTTTGAAAAGTTTTTTCCATATTCCTTTTCTAATTTTTTAATTAAATCTTGAAAAGTCTTTTGTTCAACTTCTTCACTAAAGTTAATAACTATAGTGTATAAATCATTGCTATACAAGTAATGTTTCATAGTGCACCTCACTTTCTAGTCAAAAAGATAACTATTATTTATTATATGTAATACTGTTAAGCTTTTACCTTTTTGCACCTTTATCAAAAACCTTTTAAGGGTTTTCTCACTGTTAAATACCTTTGTAAACTCTTTTTTAGTTTTATTATTTAAAAGTCCTACCTCATACATTATAACACAACCTTTTCAATAACATGAACACGTGTTTCTCCATCGCCAACTTTTTGTTTTAAATCAACATAACCAAATCTATTAAGTTGATACCTAATTTCTTGTACAATACTATTGTGTGTTGTTTTGTGACTTTCAGTGTAGACAACTTCCATATCATCATGTATTAAGTTTAAACAAACGTCTAGAGCTTGTTCTTTGGCACTATATAAAGTAGTAAAGACACTATCAATATCTGTGTAATTCATGCTACAATCTTCAAAATTATTAAATACTGACATAACTACATAAACTGTTTTAACTTTCATAATTATAAACTCCTTTCTTTTTCATATTCAAACGCTAACTTAAATATAAAGGCTTTATTAGAACGTGAAATATCATTAATAATATTAATTCTAAAATATCTGATAACTCTTTCAACTCCATAGGCTGTTGTTTGGAAATGTGTTGCAACTTCTTTTTGTATATCTCCCATTTTCATTTTGTTACCATTGAAACAATTGTCTAAAATATAGCAAATATAATCAACTGCTTTATATTTTAAAATCTGCTCCCCATATTTTTTAATAAGAAATTCTTTTATATTTTTAGATTTTCCCTTTTTTTCTAGTATCTCATGATAAAGTTTATTATTAAGTTCTTGTGCTTTTTCTCCCTCAAGACAACCTAAATAGAATAAAATATCATCTAATAACTCAATTTGTTTTTCATCTAGTATCATTTTTAATCCTCACTTTCCTGTTCTTCACTATTATTAACAATATTTTGTAAATTGTTAATAATCTCTTGTAAATATTGCATATCATTTTGACACCATTCTAATACTTCATTAATTATATGTTCCATTTTAATCCTCTCTTTCTATTACAAAATTACCCATTTGCATTCTAGATACTTTTATAGTTGCATAATCGGGATAAAGTTGTAAATCTTCCTCTAAAATATCTAATAAGTCACATATATCACGTACATTAGTAGTAAAACCCTCTTGTTCCTCTTCCCCAGTCATACATAGACTTGCTATTTGATATCTAAAATATTCCCTTAAATCTTCTATTGTTCCTATAATATAATTATCTTTTTCTATAATATTGTCATTTTTATAAATCATTTTTACACCTCTTTACTTTCTAAATAAACAACCAACCTGTTAAAAATTCGGATATTGTTATTTTATTATTTAATATTTGCTCTTTATGTTTCAAAGCCCTGTCACATATATACCCCAAATCAGTGTTATTTTCATCTTTTAAGTATACATCATGTATAAAATAGATTAACCTTTCAATCTCTCTTTCTTTTAAGTCTTTAAAAGCTTCGTTGCATTGTAGACTATAGTAAATAATCATAAATAGCATATCAAACTTATGTTCTTTTATTATCTTATCATATTCTTTAAAATTCATTTTTATACCTCCACACAACTAATATACTTATTGTCACCAATAATTATATGGTCTAAAAATTTAATATCTAATAACTTACTAGCCTTTTCTATAATATTTGTTATTTCATAATCTTCCTTGCTTGGTGCTGGGTCTCCACTTGGGTGATTATGAACCATTATAAAAGCACTAGCATTACTTAATAATATTGTTTTAAATATTGTTTTTGGGTCAATCATTGATGAATTAATAGTACCTTTAGCAACTAAAGAATAGTTTATAGGTACATTTTTATTATTCAAACAAATTATATAAACATTTTCTACATCATTGTTTTTTATATCTTCTATATTGTCAACTAATTTAATAACATCAGCTATATTTTTTATAGTAATATTATCATATTGCACTGTTGATTCTCTTACTAATTTAATTGAAGTTTTATAAATTTCCATCTAAAACATCTCCGTTCTCTGCATATGTGATTGTTCCTTGTTTCTTTAATAGTTCCCAGTCTTTTTGATGTAAACCCTCTTGAAAAAAGAACTCTTTCTGATGTCTAGTTGTAGTTTGTGAATAGTAACCATTATATCTAAATATAGTTTTAAGGTTAGTATGCTCAACGCTTGCAACTAAAGTGCCATAACTATATAGTTTTAGCTCTTCACTGTCAATAATTGTATGCTCTGCAGTTACTTGTGCTTTTCCATAAAAGCTTGCTCTACTGTCATATTGTGGTTCTAATTCGTACATTCTCATAACTAATTCATCTCCTCTTCTAATATTTTTACCATAGGCATTGTATACTTCGAATTCATCTTCTCGTCTATCTCATTTAGTGCATCACCTAATAAGTAACATCTAATAGTGACGTCACATGCTTCAGGATTATTAAGGTCAGGAGTACTCCCAAGCATATCACAAGCCTGTTTTAATAAGTCCATATTGTGGCATAAGTTTTCCTCTGCTTGCCATCTATTAAGTGTGTAAGACCCACTCATATTACCTGTAATACTGTCCTCATCAATTAATATGTCATACAAATCTTCTGTTACTTCTGTAATGTTGTTTTCTTCCATATATTCTTTAACGTCGTTTTTAACTGCTTCTAAATAATTATACTTTGTCATATTATTTTAACCCCTTTCTATTTTCTGTAGAGTTTTGTAGAACTCTAACTCTTTCTGCTTCTAATCTAGCTAATATTAATTTTTTAATAAATTCTTGTTTTGTCATATTTTTATCTCCTATTCTACTAATTATATTGTGCCTGTTTTTGTGGGAACAGGCAAACCCTAAAGCATTATTATCTATGTAGTAAACAATCTATGAATAATAGTGCGTATGTAGCTAATATAAATAGTATTATTATCTTATATTTAGCTATAAAACTTTTTAACTTTTTCATCTTGTTTTCCTCCTTGTCTGCTTTAATATTATCACCAATTTTTGGTAATGTCAAGGCTTTTTTGTGAATTTTTTCATTTTTTTTGAATATTTTCAAGTTGTGCGTTAATCTAGTCAGTGAAAATTTTTTTTTCAAATTTCTTTTTCATCTTTTTTTCAACTATATAAATATATTATTATAATTATATAATATAACTGTATAATGAAAACCAATTAAACATAATACGACAAAAAAACGTAAAATTTTAAAAAAATTGATGTTAAGCAGATGAGCAAATTGAATTTTCAATGTATAGGTTTTCTGTATAGTTTTTTCCAATGTGTCATAATTCGACAATGTAATAATGTGTAATATATGTAATAATGTGAAGAAGTGGTTGCATATACATATTATGTAATAATGTGAATTTTATAAATTGAAGCCCATAAATAAGAGAAAGCTAGAAAATATTTTGTTGTATGTGTAACAGTTACGCATACCTGGGGTGGGTTTGAAATGATGTCTATATGAGTCCTTGCCTGTGCGTGATATATTATATTAAGATTTCTCCCTTCCAACTCCATAAAATAAAAAAAAACGGGAAAAATAAAAAATTTACAAAAAACCAAAAGTGTGCTATAATGTAACTGGTGATAATATGACAGAACAGGAACTAGATGCCATCTTTGGTACCAGTGCTTTATTTGATAAGGATTCTTCAGAATATAAAGAAGCAAACATATATTCGAGTATTGAGAAAGAGAAAAGGAAACTCACTTTAGAGGACCCCTTATCTGTAGCACTATCTCAGGCTACCCATTTAGATGACAACAAAAAAGAAAGATATAACTATTTAGCCAGTCTATATACAGCTGACATGGCTAAGAATATATTTAAGAATCAGTTTGATTTAGCTGATAAGTATAGTAACACGACAGTTGATGAGTGGAATGACTTTTTAGCTGATAGAATCGTAAGTGTTTATATACAGAAGCACAAAAGAACACTTTTAAAAGCTGCAGCTGAGGATAACTTAGCCAACCCCACAGCCAAGAATAAACGTGATAACTTACAACTTATTAAGAACTTAGAAGAACAAGAACAACTAGAGAATAATAGAAACATATGTATTATAAGAATACCTGATATCTACGACGATGCCTCGTAGGTTGCAATAGATTTAGAATTAAGCATGCTCAGAGTTCTAGGTCTATTGGTGCCTATAAGGTGCCAGGTAAAACCACTTTTTCATTTACTTTAGTGCTACCCTCATAGGTAGCATAGGATAGATAAACCTGTTCTATAAGGTTAACTATATGAATCAGTAGAACATTGGGAAGATATAGTTCTTATCTATTCTATGGTGTCTATAAGGCACTATCAGTTCTAGTTTTACTTTTAAGAAAACGCATAAAATCCTGTGTTTGCGAAGAAGTTGTTAAAATTATTTAATTATGAGAGTAAACAAAGTCTTTAGTTTAGAGGTGGGGAAAACGACTAATACCCTAGACAACGAACGAAGTCGTCTACATGAAATCACATATCTAATATGTCGTTGATATTAAGTATGTTGAAAATAGTGATGCTATCTTATAGGTAGCATATTGAGTAAATATATAAAAATAGAACACTAGACAGGTCTATGATTACCTTGTTGCTATAAGTGAGGTTGTTCCAACATATTTACTTGATATGGTGTCTATAAGACACTAGAAGTTCTAATTTTATTTGCTGACGAGCTCCGAGGGGATAAGCAGTGAACACTATCTCTAGTAGGTAGTGTACTGATGATATGTAAGAAAGTGAAGTTCGACTCTTCTAACGACAAGACCGTCCGTGGTGGCTTTATCATTAGTACAGTACTTATTAAAGTACTATGCTCATTTTTATTTCTCACAAGAGAAAAACACTACTTTAATAGGTAGTGTCTAGTGATATATAGTTTATATAGTAAAAAGAGTTATTCCTTACTTGTAGCAAAAACAATAGGACAAGTAACAAAGGCAATAGTCAACCTATCGTGGTAAGAAATATAGTGCAAATCTATATTATATCATTAGACAGTATCTATTAAGGATACTAAAATCTCCAATCTAATTATGTACTGCTTTTTAGCAGTATGCTGACACTGAATTATACTTAAAACTTTTTAACCATCCTTATTTTAAAGCTATTTGTAGTAGTTCGTTCAAAAACCAGTTTGGTGTTGGCATAGTGTTAAAAAGGAGGTAAATTATGGAAAAGTTATCGGAAGATAAGACTTTTTTAGTATACAAATGTCCATGTTGTGGTGTTGGTAAGATTACTATTAATAAAACAAGTAATCATAAGTATGGTTACTGTGACACATGTGATGCAGCATACATACATTATGTTCCATTACCTCATCAATTAGCTATGCACAAAGATAAACATAAAATAAAATTACAGATTGGTGGTATGGGCTCAGCTAAATCTAACTCAAGTGTTATGGAGATTATAAATCATGCACTTACGGTACCATATGGGCAGACTATTATGCTAGCACAAACCCTAAAACAACTTTCTAAGGCAATTATGCCTATTTTTGATGAATACTTACCACGTAAATTTGTGGAAAAGTGGACTGATACTAAAGCTGAAATTGAAATAGTCCTTACTAATGGGCATAAAATAACAGGTTTTGCCAGTGATGATGAAGAAAAGTTTCGTTCTATGAACATAACAGCATTCTATATAGAAGAAGCATCAGGTATAAGTCCTAAAATCTACCAGGAGTGTGTTAGACGTTTGAGAAACACACATGGTATTATAGATGGTGTTGAACACTTTGTCGGTATTATATGTTCAAACCCAGCTCAAGGACCTATAAGAGATTTACTTTTTACATCTGACCATATAGAAGGTAGTAAATCTATTGCAGAAACTGTAAAAATGTATGAGAAGAGAATTACAAATAGAAACCCAGATTTGGCTGCATTTCTGTCTAGTAGTAGAGATAATCCTTACTTACCACCTGGATTTGTACAATCTGTTGTAAATTCACTAACTCCAGAGCAAGTAAGACTTTATGTAGACTGTATTATAGAGTATGCAGAGGGTGCTGTTTATCCTGATATATTAAGTCATACGTGTGAGCCCTTTCCAATACCAGACGATTGGACGAGATATATTGCACATGACCCAGGTATTAATGACCCAGCTGCTATTTTACTGGGAGCACAAGACCCAAATACAGGTATAATCTATTTCTATAGAGAATACTATAAGACAAATCAGGTTTTAGCACAGGTTGCTCCTGAGTTTAAGAAAATGATAAGTGATATACCACAAGGTTGCTTACATATGCCACTTATAGACCCATCTGCAGATAAGAGAAGTAAGACAACAGGTCGTACATATAAACAACAACTACAACTTGAACATGGTATAGTGACAAAATGTGCTATAAACAATATTGAGGATGGTATTCAGAGAGTTAAAAATATGATGTATGCAGGTTTACTTGTATTTTTCAATGACTTGACATACACTTTACGTGAGGGTTGTGAATATAGATACCCTACACAAGAAGAAAGAAATAAGAATAAAAATCTAGGTGAGAAGCCTATAGATAAGAATAACCACTTAATGGACTGTTTAAGATATATTTGTCAAGAAGTTCCTTATGACTACATAGATATGAAACGTGTTGCATATTCAAATTACATAGAATTCTTTGATAAACAAAGAAAGGGAAATGCAGACATAAAGAAATCATTGTCTTTTAGGGAAATAATTGATATAATAAATAGGGATAATATAGAAGAGAGCATGAACACAAGACAGTGTTGTGCAGGAGGTTATAGTATATGCTAAAATTTTTTAGAAAGTTAAAATGGTTGATTAAAAATCAAGAAAAGATTGAAAAATTATTACAAACTACAGAAAAGAAAAAAGACACAAAAAATTATTCAATACTGGGTGTTCCTGATTATCAATTAGACTATATTAATGATATTTTAGAAACAGATAAGAAGTAGAAAGGTGATGAAATATGGAAGAAGAAAACAAATTAGAACAACAGTTAATTAAGCTTATTAATGAAGCTGTTGACTTTAGAAGTAGCAACAGAGATGAAGAATATCTTACAAATATGGCACACTATGAAGGTTTACAATGGAACCTAGCCGAAAATAAAGATAATTCTCCATTTATGTTAAAAAGTGACATAAATCACTTAAAAAATGCCGTTGATTTACGACTAGGTAGTTTATTTGCTGAAAGCTACTATGGTGAATTAGAACCTTTGAGTCCAAATGACATAGATTCTATAAATACTTTAAACAATTTGTATAGAAATGAATGGTCTAGACTTAATGCAGATGATAGAGTTGAAGCAGCTGTTAAAAATGGATGCTTACAAGACAATGGTTACACTGAAATAACATTTGATGAAGGTGCTATCTTTGGTGGAACAGGAACTCGTAGAGAAGGTTCTATAGTTCTTAGGGATTTGAGTACAAGTAATGTATATTTAGACCCAAAAGCTGAAAACATTGATGAGTGTGAATATATTGTAGTAAAATCTCAAAAGTCAAAGAACTGGATAAAGAGAAATAGACCTGATTGGTTAGATAAAATAAAAGAAAGACAAATTAAACCTGCTGGATATACTAGTAATGAGAACGGAAATATCTATATAGGACGTGATTATACAAAAAGTTCTGCTGAAGAATATACTCTTGATACAGTATATAGAAAATATGTAGAAGATATGGACATTGATGTTATTGACGATAATGGAAATCCTGTCATTATTGACAAGGAAACAGGAGAAACACAAAAAGAAACAATTAAAGTAACACATATAAAGATACATTATTTAATTTCTGATATGCTTTTAGACACAGACGAAGAATATCCATTTGATGAATTCCCTATAATTCCATTTCAATGGCAACCTATTCCACAAAGTCCATATGGTATACCTCTAATAAGAGGACTTACTACTCCTCAAAAAGTAGCCAACTTAATTGAGAGTGCTGCTAATAATGTTGCTATGCACTACTCAACACCTACGTGGATAGTAAGTGAAGAAAGTGGATTAGATATTAATAAAGTCGCAAAACTTGCTAATGCTGTTGGTATGGTATGGAAAGTATCTGGGGATGCTTCAAAAGCTATTAAGCAAATGGATTATCCAGATGTAAATGAACAATTAATAGGTATTAAAAATAGCTTCGTTGATAATATCCAGACTTATTCAGGTATTTCACAAACTTATATAGGTAATATAGGAACAGCAGGTTCGACAGCAGAAGGTACTAATACAGCTGTTAATAGAGCCACTGTTATAGATAATCCTGTTCTTAAACAAATTGAGAAATATGTTGAGAAACTATCTCGTATGATTATTAGATTTATGACTAGATATTATAAAAATCAAACAATTTATATAAGAGATACCAAAAAGACTGAACAAGGTGAATATACATTTAAGCAATTTTTCATGAAAGATACTTATGAAACTATTAATTATGACTTTACAGTTAAATTAGCAGGACGTAGTAAATCTGATAAGAATAGACAATATAACTTAATGAAAGATTTATATACTATTCAAAATCAATACAAAGATACAAATAGAGTTATTAATATACCTGATTTAGTTAAAGCTGCTCAATTAGACAACTATGATGAAATGTTTAAGAGATTTAGCGATATGACAGAAGAAGCATTTAATGAAAAAGCTGATATGATTGTTCAAATTATGAATATAGGTGGTACAATTACACCAAATGGACAACCTCTAATAACAGCAGAAGAAATGCAACAAGGTATCATAGATGTATTAAATGATGATGGTGACTTAACAACTGTTGAAAATATCTTTAATACATATAAAGAATATCAAACACAAATCACAGAGATGAAGAATGCTTTAGCTGCACAAGGGCAACAAAATGCTATTAATAATGTAAATGAACAAAACAATGCTTTAGAAGGACAGCTTACAGAACGTCTACAATCTATAAATGACAATCAAGATGCTAATGCTGCTCTAAGTGCTTTAGGTCTTTAGGAGGTGTTTCACATGAACGATAGAATTATAAAAGCGATTGCACAACTAAAGAAAAAGCAAGACTCTTTTGAGGCTTCTGTAAATGAATCTATAAAAGAACTTACAGAAGCTTTAGAAGAATTTACAAATAAGAAGCCTGATGATTTTAATTTTCAGAAATTATTAGTAAGTACTATGGCAGACTTGGAACATTATTCGATAATTGATGGAGAGTGGTGTTACAATGGTAGACCACTAGGTATTAAAGCCGAAGGTAAAGATGGTGCTCCTGGTCCTAAAGGTGAAACTGGACCTAAAGGAGAAAGAGGACCTGAAGGTAAACCTGGAAAAGATGGTAAAGATGGAAAACAAGGACCTAAAGGAGAAAGAGGACCTGAAGGTAAACCTGGAAAGGACGGTAGACAAGGTATAAATGGTAGAGATGGTAAAGATATAAAGTTAAAAATAGGTAAAATTGAAGTTTCACCTGAGTATGGAGGAGCTCTAGCATCATTAAGAGAAAAGAATGAAATTACTTATTTAGATTTAACACTACCAAGGGGTCCTCAAGGATTTACAGGTTTTGATGGAAAAGATGCCAAAATCAATGGTAAAAATGCAATAAAAATTGAAGCTGGTGACAATGTATCCATTAAAGAAAAAGATGGAGTGCTTGAAATATCAGCAGGCAGCACAGGTTCCTTTGATGATGCCACATTTACTGGTACAGCTCATATAGAAAATGCTATAGTAACTGGTGATGCTGTTTTAGACCATGTTGAAGTTTTAAATAGTTGTACAGTTCCAACTCCTACAGATAATACAGATGCTGCTAATAAAGCATATGTAGATGGACGTAATGTTGTATTAACAAAGACAGAATATGACGCATTAACAACAAAAAATGTAAATGTTTATTATTTTATAAAAGAAGAGGAATAAAATATGGCAATCTATAAAAATTCTGAGAAAATAGGAGATGTATACAAAGGTAATATCAAGATAGCAAAAATTTATAAAGGGAATACATTAGTATATAAAGCACTTCAAAATGTTTTTGATGGGCAGTTAATAAATGGTCTTTATGCTTATAAAGATGGTTCATTTACACCTGGTACAAACTATGTGTGCTCTCTTCATAAACTTGAAGTTTTACCTGATACACATTATCGTATTACTATAAATAACAAAAGTTTTATAAATAATCTTGATGGCGGTATTCTTTATTATGGTACTGATAATTCATACATTAATTATGCTTACTTAAATGGTGTGTACAACAATACGTTTGATACACCAAGCAATACCACACATATTACATTTAATCTAACAAAGAAAGATGGAACAGCTATAAGCCCAGATGAATTTAATAATATAAAAATAACCCTAGAAGAGTTATAAATAAGAGGAGGTGTAAGGTATGAAAATGAAAGATAAAACTTATGACAGAATAAAGTATAGTTTATTTATATTTATTCCAGCTTTGATAACATTAATAGGTTCTTTAGGAAAAATATATAATTTTAATACTGAAATTATAATACTTACAATAAGTGCTATAACAACTTTTGTAGGTACTGTAACTGGTTTGTCTAATGTTAAATATAATAAAGAAAAAGGAGAGTAATTATGGAAAGAAATGGTTTAGATATTTCAGCATATCAAAAAGGAATTAGTTTTAATGCTATTAAAAATGCAGGAGTTGAATTTTTAATAGTAAGAGCAGGTTTCACTGGATGGGGAACAGGTGTAAGCTATAACGTTGATGAATGCTTTGAAACATTTTATAAACAAGCAAAAGACACAGGCATTCCTGTAGGAGCTTATTGGTATAGTTGTGCTAACACTTACGATAAAGGTGTTGCAGAAGCCAATTATATGTATGATAATTGTTTAAAAGGAAAACAATTTGAATACCCTATCTACATAGATGTTGAGGATACACATCATCAAGTTGGTAATAAAGCAGGTGTTACAGAAGCTGTTAAAGGTTTTTGTGAAACACTTGAAAACAAAGGCTATTATGTGGGTGTATATGGAAGTGATATAAGTGGATTTAAAGAAAAGATGAACTTATCTGATTTAGATGCTTACGACAAATGGGTTGCTATCTATGGTGCAAAACCAGGTTATGTTAAATCATATGGTATGTGGCAATTTACTTCTAAAAGTAAAATAAATGGATATAATGGTTATTTAGATGCAAACATTGCATATAAAGATTATCCTACAATTATGAAAAATGCAGGATTAAATGGATATTCTAAAACATCAGATACGCCAGAACCAACACCTGCTGCTAAACAAACATTATATTTACCAGCTTCTGCAAAATCATGGAATGTTTATCCTATGGACAAGCAACCTGTTGTTGGTAATGAATGTGGTAAATTATTGCCTAGCAAGTTTGGTGGTCTTACATATGATATTCTAGATTGGACTACTAAAAACACAGCTGTTATTGAAACAAGAGACTTTGGCAAAGTTCAAATATATGTTGCACCATCAACTGGAGCCATTATAAAATAGTGTAATTAATACACTATTTTTATTTGACTTTTTAGCTAAAATATGATAAATTATACATAGAGTTATGATACTAACTCCCATAATACTATGGTCTGACCGAAAAGACATAAAAGAAGAGCGAGAAAGGAAGGTATAATATGGAAAATGTATTTGAAGAATTATTGACAGATGGTACAGCTGTTGATGATACTGACAACCCTGCAGAATCAGAAGATTTTGACCACACATTTGATTTAACAGATGATGATATGTCAGATGAGGAACAAATTGTTGATGACGCAGATAATGGAGCAGATGAAGAGAATGTAGATAACCCACCTAGTGAGCCTACAAACAATGCTTTTGCTCAAATGAGAACTCAAAATAAGGAGTATCAAAACAAATTACAAGAGTTCGATGATTTAGCTAAACAACTTGGTATGAAAGATGCTGATGAGTTTATTAAAAAAGCTAAAGAAGCTCAAGTAAAAAGAGAAGCAACTAAGAAAGGAATACCTTTAGAAGTTGCACAAGAACTTGAGGAAATGAGAAATTTAAAAGATTCAATCATTGCTGAGAGAGAACAATCAGCAACAGAATTGAAAACAAGAAATTTTGTATCTAATCTGCAAGAGTTCGTTAATGCTAATCAATTATCAGAACAAGCAGTAGATAAATTAAGCCAAGATTTAGAGAAAGATGGATTTGAATTAGACTCACTTATGGCTATGCCTAAAGCAGCTCTAAATAGAATCCTAGGTGCCTACGTTGGTACTAATTATCAAAAGAATTTGGAAAGAAAAAATACTATCAGAAAAGAGTTACCTATTAATCAATCTTCAAAAATTGATACAAAATCTTTAAACAAAGAAATAGATACCTTAGCTAAACAATTAGCAGGTAAATTTTAATAAATAGAGGAGTTGATTATTATGTTAAATACTTTAACAACAGTTAGAGCAAGTGCTTCTGGTTTACAAAATGCCAAAATTGACAATAATGTCTTATTAAGAGCACTAGCTTACAATATGTCAGACCATGTGTTATACAACATTGGTGAAAAACAAAAAGTTCAAAGAAATAAAGGTACTAACACAGTACAATGGAGAGGTTATAAACCACTTCCAGTAGCTGATAACAGACACGTTATCACAGAAGGTGTTAACCCTGAAGGATTAAAAGTAGGTGCTAGAACAGTTACAGGAACTGTAGCAGTTTATGGTGCTTATATCGAAGTTACTAGACAAGTTGAAACATACAACTTAGACCAATTATTAGTTGAATATGGACCATTAATCGTAAGTCATGCAGGAGAAACATTAGAATTAGTTACAAGAGATGCTATCGAAGAAGATGGTGGTACTTACTATGTAGTTGATGCAGGTGCTACACCAACAGCTACAAGTATTAAGTCTACTAACATTTTAACTTTAGATGTTTGTAGATTAGTAGCTAATCAAATGAAGGTATCTCGTAGAAGAGGACATAGAAAAGCAGGATTTAGTAAATATCTTGTTGTTACTTCTACAGAAGGTATGCAAGACTTATTAGACGATGAAACTCTATTAAAAAGAGCTATGGTTCCAGGACAAACAAACAAACCTATTATGGATAATGGATTAGAAAGTTATGATGTTTATAATTTAAGATTTATGGAATATAACTACCCTGTAATTGAGGAAGTTAATACATATAAAGCAAGTACAGATACATCTGTTCAAGCAGGTAAAACATATTACACTAGAACAGGTTCTTCTGCAGCTGATTATAAATATACACCAGTATCTAGTCCAACTGGAAACCCATCAACAAGTAATTATTATGAAGTAGATACATCTGTTGCTGTTTACCATACTTATGTATTTGGTGAAAATGCATATGCTGTTATGGACTTATCATCAGCAGGTATTGAAATGAAGAGATTTGGTTTTGAAGCTAAGAAAGGTGATAACCTAGGACAAATTGCTTCATTAGGATGGATTACAATGGGATTTGGTGCACAAGTATTAGACCCAGTTGCATGTACAATTGTTAGTCATGCTGTTGCACATCCATTAACAAGACCATCTGATATTTATGCTTCACAAGCTTAGTAACTTGAAAAATTTAAGGAGGAATTAATATGGCAACTGTTAATACTACAAAAGCAGTATTTAAAGATAGTAAAATAAGTGATGCTGAATTAGCTTCTAAGGCTATGAAGGAAAACACAAATTTGGTAAAAAATAAAAGAGTACCATTTAAATGTGAGGTAGCATATAATGCTTTATATCCAAATGGTTTCGAGTCAACATGTCAAGGTATTTACATATTTTTGATATTTGACGGTAGAACTGTAGAGCTTCCAGATTTTATAGCTGATTATGTACGAGCAAAAATTGAAAAGAAAGCTTTAGCAACTTTGGATAAAAAACATAGAAACACTACTAAAAAACAAGACTATCTTGGTATGGAATATGTAGGATAATAAAAGGCTATCTTTGGATAGCCTTTATTTTTTAAAGGAGGTTATAAATATGATATTAAATGATATTGTTCAGAACTCTAACTATGTCACAGATGAAGAATTAAATGATGAAAACATTGTGGGTATGGCAAATACAGGTATTGCAGAAGTTAATTCTAAATGCTCTACTAATTTACCACTATTTATTGATGCTAATCTAGACGAAACACCTTATAAAGCTCTTTTAGGAACATGGTGCTTAAGGCTTATGGAACCTTATTTAGCATATAGTATTGCTGCAAATGACACAGATACTAATAATAGAGATTTCCATTATAATAGATTCTTACAAGCTATAAGTGAGTTTAAAGATAACTTAGATAATGCAATATTATTAGTTGACCCAGAAACAGGGGAAGACACAGGTTATGGTGGAAATTCTGCACGTATGGTACCTGTTGATGCAACTGATGTAACAATACATTGGAGAGGGTGGATTTAATGGCAACTACACAACCACTTAAAGGTGGAACAAATAAAATATATAGTGTTATAAACAACTTCAATAAAGGTATTGATAGAAGGACAGCTGATGATGTTGCTGTTGATTCTACATTTAAAGAATTAAAAAACTTCTACGATGCCAAGGAAGGGGTGTTATCCAAAAGACCTGGGATTTATGATGCTAATCTTACTTCTTTTTTAGAAAAGTTACCCACACTTTTAAGAAGTACAGGTAACCACGATGGTACATGGGGTTCAAACTTTAAAGGTATTTCAAATAAGTTCAATGAAAGTGCAGAAACACTGGCTACAAGGCTAGAAGATTTTAATGATTGTTTTATTGATGGTAATATAAAAACAGGTGAAGAATATACTTATTCTGTTTCTGTTGGAGAAGGTGAATGGACTTGGCATGAAAAACGTAATTTTCAACCTAAGAATATTATAGGTTTTCAAACTTTACAAAATAATAATTTTTTTGAATTTCTTAAATCTTATGAAGATGTTGCTGCAGGTACTAAGGAATTTGGAGCACCTAATGACAGTATTGTCTTTTCTTGTATAATCCTATTGGGAGGTTATACTTCAAAAAATATGATTATAAAAAAGAAAGATGGAAGTGTTGTTATAGGTCCAAATACATCTGTAGGTGTAGAGAGCTTGATGTTGACACGTATGTCTATAACAATTAAGCCAACTATACAAACAACATCATCTATAACGTACACAATATCCTTGGAATTAGACAGTGTTGACCCAACAAATGCAACAAGCAGCCTTGATAGGTATTATTTAAAAAGACGTTCAACAAATGTATTAGGCACTAATTTAGAAGAAGGAGAAGAGATTTATATAGCTGACTCTCAATATGAAGAAATTTCAAAGAAGTATACAAAAGAAATGTTACATTCTTTAGATATGGTTTCATATAATGGATACACTTATTTGCCTACAGGTAAAAATTGTATAATAAGGATAAAACAAGACCCAACTACAAAGCAAGCTAAAACCAATTATCCTAATGAAGTTGATATTTTTGAAGTTATAGGCTTAGACAAAGAAAACTTGTATAAGCCAACAGCTTTAGAACTTACACAAATAGGATTTAATGTACTTGCATATAATCCTCTAAATTATTATCAAACAACGGGTACAACCTCAAAAGTAAAAGGGGTATTCTATAGTCGTAGTGTACAAAAAGGCGATAGTACAAGTGTACAGCCCATAAGTAAAGTACCTTACAATGACCCTTTTAATATACACATCATTTATACAGGTTCTGCAACATCGTTAGCTGTAAAATATAGACCTAACACGGGTGACACAGACACAACTACAAATCCTTTTAAAACTTTACCAGGTACATGGGATTCAAATACTAACATTTTTGAATGTACAGGTTTGGATAGTGAGCAAGCTTTTGAAATTCAAATAACTTTAGGTGACGATGTTTTCTTAACATATTTAAACACTACATCAAGTGTTATTGATGAAACAGCGGATATAAACCAAATACACAAGTTAATACTATCTTCCGAACGTATGAAACTTGTAGGTAATCAATTAGTTCTTTATGGAGGACATGGTTATATGTTCTTTAGTGAATACGATGAATTTACATATTTTCCTAACTATTATTACTTATATTTAGGAAATGGTGGGGCAGAAGAACAAGTTGTAGGAATAAGTTATTTTAGACAATATTATGCTATATTTACAAATAAACAAATAAAAAGAATGACAGGTACATTTGGAGCAGATAACTTCGGAGTTTACCCTTTAAATGACTTTGTTGGATGTTCTAATGGTAATACTATAAGAGCTGTTGGTAACAATCTATTCTTTTTAGGAAGTGATGGTATATATACTCTAAAACAAGGTTATTTAGGTGAAGGTACTGAAAATGTTGAAAAGGTAGATGTGTTACTTGGTGATGAATTAAACTCTAGTAATGTCCTAGAATCTTTTACAATGAATAACAATTATATTATTGTAAAGAATGATGGCAAGACTTGGTTTATTTATGATACAGAAACAGGTGCTTTTTATGAATATGACCTTGAAGCTTTGACACAAGAGGTGTATAATGGAGATAGTAAAGATAGTATAAATGAAAAGATTTTTCCTTTCTTCTCATTATTTGAAACTAAAATCTATGATAAATATGGTAATTTCTTTGTTGTTCCTATGTACAATTATACATATAATAGTGATTACACTGAAGCTACATTTAGTAAGATGGACTTACGTTTATTTAGATTTTCTAATTTAGAGTTTTTAGATGAAGATGAAAGACACCAAGATGGTGCAGGATTTATATCCGAATTAGAAACACATAACTTACATTTAGGTTATCCAACAAATAACAAGAAGTTTAAAGATATTTATATAAAGTTATTTAATGATACAGAATATGCTGTTCCTCTTTATATAACTGTTTGGGTTGATGATAGAATAGTTGTTAATCCTGTTGAATATCAAGTAAAATACAATGCAGAGACAGATACTTACTACTATGTTAGCACTTTACAGCCTAGTAAGGTTTTAGGTGAATTTATTTTAGGTAAAGATACTTTAGGTAATAAAACAGTTCAACAAATAAAGATAAGAGTTGGTCAAAAAGGAAAAGCTATAAAGATAAAAATAACAGATGGATTTGATGATACAAGTGCACTTATGGTAGATGGTGTTCCTAAGAAAGGTATTGCAATAAGAAACAGAAATACACATAATTTTGCTATAGCATCTATAGGAATATCATACAAAGTTAAGAAAGTTAAGGAGGGGTAATATGCCAAATGTCAGTTTAAAAATCAATTTTAAAGATGGCGATAAACTGTTTGCTAAAGAGCTTAATAATAATTTTAATGTAATTAAAGAAGCTTTTAAAGATTTATCATCGGTCACGATATTAGGTTCTTATGAAACTGAAGCTGCTTTAAAAGTAGCACATCCAACAGGTGAAGCTGGTGATGGCTATCTAGTAGGTTCTGATTTCTATACTTGGTTAAATGATGACTGGGTTAATGTTGGACCTTTAGGTCCTAAAGGTGACCCAGGAAGCCCTGGTGCTGCAGGTCCTTCTAACATATTAACTATTGGAACAGTCACAAGTGGTGCAACAGCAGATGCAGCCATTGTTGGTGATTCACCTAACCAGGTACTTAATTTAGTATTACCACAGGGTCCACAAGGAGAAAGAGGACCCCAGGGTAGTCAAGGAGAGCAAGGGCAAACAGGACCTCAGGGAAACCCTGGACCTGCTAATAACTTATCTATAGGTACTGTTGAAGCAGGTAGTACAGCAAGTGCAACGATAGAAGGAGAATCACCTACGCAGACTCTTAACTTAGTACTCCCAAAGGGTCCTAAAGGAGATACAGGAGCAACGGGTCCTCAAGGAAACCCTGGTTCTACGGGTGACACTCTTCCAATAGGAGCTATTGTAGAATATGATGGAACGACTGTTCCAACAGGATATGAAGAAATATCAGAAACGAGTGGGAGTAATGCTAATGGAAATTGGATTAAACTTGCAGATGGTACTATTATAGAATATGGAAGTAGTACATATTCTATTCCTGAAAATTCATATACAGATATATATATTACATTACCTATGCCAACATTGATTACATTATGGGCTGGAATAAGTATGCAAAGTAATTCTACATCTTCAACGATGGGGAGTGTAGATTTTGCAATAGACTCATTTAATACAACCACACTAGCATTAAAAGGATTTAATAATACTGATAATAGCAGGAGTCCTGATGCATATTGGATGGTAATAGGAAGGTGGAAATAGTATGTCAAAATTATTAAGAAAAACACAGCAACCATCAGAGTTTGCTGATAATCAAATACATGATGCTTACAGTACAAGCACAACTGATACATATAGTTGTAATTATATAAATAACAAACTTATTTATTCTAAAAATGAACAAGTTATTGGAACGTGGCTAGGGAAACCTTTATATAGAAAAGTATATTCTATATCAGCAATAAACACAGGGCTTGACCAAATATTTGACGTGTCTGCTTTAAACATTTCTGAGATATCAAAAATAGAAGGAATTGTAACTTATCAAACTAAATATCAGGCTTCATTAATAAAGAAAACAGTAACATATTATGATTCACAAACAAAAAAAATCACTGTTTATATTCCAACTGGAGAAGATGCAATACATAATGGTAAATTAGTAATAGAATATACAAAAACAACTGATTAGAAAGGAATAAAAAGGATGAAAACAATATTAATAACAGCAATAACTTGTATAATAACCTTTTGGATAACCACTTTTTTAAACATAATTGTGAGTAAATGTAAAGAAAAAAATAAGAAAAAGAATTTACATCTTTCAGAAGATTCTTTACAACATGATGCTCTAATCTGCCTTCTTAGAAGTAACATTACAAGCAAGTACTATGTGTACAATAGTGTTGGTTCTGTTCCTATATATGAGAAGGAAAATGTTAATTACATGTATCAACAATATAAAAAGATGGGTGGAAACAGTTATATAGAAGAATTAGTTATAAAATTTAATAAAATACCAGTAAAGGAGAATTAGGATGGAAAAGAAAAGTATGATAAATGTGCCTTTTATAGCTTATGAAAAGGATATAGAACACAGAAATAGTATTATAAAATTTATGTTTGCAATAATAATAGTCTTAGTGATTATACTTGGTTTATCATTTTATATGTTTATGTCTTTCATAAATAATTTTGAATTTTCTAAATATTACCAAGAAGGTCACGGAGTAAATAACATAAATGAAGGAACGCAAGGAGATGTTATAAATGAGTCAACAACTAGCAAAAATGACTAGAAAAGATGGGAAGGCTGTAGGACGTGGCGTTGGAATTAACAATGGTCATAATAATCTTACTATAGCAGACATCTTTAAGTTTGTATTCCTTGGAAAACCTATACAGAATAAGGTGACCTACAATGGGCAAAGCAAGAATAAAAATAGATAGTGCTTTAATTGACAAGCCTAGGTCTAGTTGGGAACACATCATTGATGAGTATATCAAAGATGAAGACGACAGATATATTGCTACAAGATATTATTTAGACGGCATAGCCCAATTAGACATTGCAGAAGAACTTGTAGGAGAAAATGATAAACCAAAATCAATGAGTTATATGAAAAGACATATAGCTAAAATAAGACAAATTATACTAAAACATAAAAATGAACTATAAAGGAACCTTAAGAGAACATCAAGGTTCTTTTTTATGTGAGAAAATATAATCAGAAAGGAGAGAAAGCATGATGAGTATTCAATCAATAAGACTTTGTCTCCTTTTGTTTAGTTAAGGAGATGGTAAAATGTACGGAAATAATTATTTTAATCAAAATCAACGTTATCAGCCTATTAATATGATGAATCAACCTAACTTGGCACAACCATATATACCAACTGTGTCACCTATGCAACAAACAAATATACTTGGTAAAGTGGTAGATAGTTTAGATGTTGTCAAGGCTATTGATATACCTTTAGATGGTTCTATTAGTTACTTCCCTCTAACAAATGGTAGTGCAATTGTCACTAAGCAATTACAACCTAATGGTATGAGTAAAATAACATTATATAAACCAGTAATTGAAAAGGAAGAAACATTAGATAAGAATGAGGACTTTGATAAGCTAAAAGAAGATTTAGATAATTTAAGAAAAGAATTTGAAGACATCAAGACTAAAATAAATGTTGAAAAGGAGGCTTAATATATGAATCCTATTCAGATGATAAAAGGAATGATAGGCATGAGTAATCCTAAAGAAATGGTTATGCAGATGCTTGGTCAAAATAATAGTAATCCTATTTTTAATAACTTAATGGACATGGCAAATAAAGGAGATACTGAAGGTATTGAAAACTTTGCTAGAAATTTGTTTAAGGAACAAGGAAAAGATTTTGATGCAGAGTTTAATAAATTTAAGAACATGTTTAAATAAAATATTTGGTTATATATTTAATCTGCAAGTTCCAAGTATTTTAAATATAGGAAAGGAGAATAAATATGAGAGATGGATTAACTGCTTCAGATGTAGCTCTATTATCAGGAAGAAACACAAATGATGGTTTTGGAGACGGTAATGGCTGGTGGATTATCATATTTCTAATCTTTGCCTTCATGGGCTGGGGTAGAAATGGATTCGGCAATAATGGAAGTGGAGCAGCAGATAACTATGTTTTAGCTTCTGATTTCGCTACTATCCAACGTCAATTAAGTGATGGATTTAGTAATTTAACAGCTCAATCAAGATACATTCAAAATGGAATATGTGATGGTTTCTATGCTATGAACACTAGTCTATTAAATGGTTTTGCTGGCACTAATAATGCAATCATGACAAATGGTTATGAAACTAGAAATGCTATACAAGGTGTATCAAGTCAATTAGCAGATTGCTGCTGTAAGACACAAAGTGCTATTCAAGGTGTAAACTACAACTTATCTCAAAGCACTTGTGCATTACAAAACACAATGAATATGAACACTCGTGACATTGTAGATGCTGTAAATTGCAACTACCGTGCATTACACGATGAAATCGTTGCTAATAGAATTGAAGACAAAAATGCTCAAATTACTGCTCAACAAAATGAGATTAATGCATTACGTTTAGCTGCTAGTCAATCAGCACAAAACACATATCTAATTGACCAATTAAAACCTTGTCCTTCACCAAGTTACATTGTTCCAAATCCCTACTGTGGATGTAACAATGGCTGCTATAATGGGACAACTATAATTTAATTGCAGAAGCCTATTTAGGAAACCTGATTACAGGAAATGCAAAAACTTATCATCTTGCGTCTTAAATATAAACAAGACGCAGGGATGAGTGTTAAAGATAGGCTTAAAAACCTATCTTTTTATTTAAAAATGCACAATACATTGTAAAAAAGTCCACTCACAAGTGGAAAATGCACAATATTTTTAAAAATATTGTGCAAATTTGAGGAAAGGAATGATAATAATGATAGAAAGTGTAATTAATACACCTATAGCTTTGACATCTAATTCAAGTACTGTCACATTTACAAAAGATGACTATAGAAGTAGGTCAGCTAATTGCTGTGGATGGCTTCAACACACAGAAGGCTCACCACTTTATAAAATATCACAAGGTGGTACCTATGAATTAGATTTAAGTGCTGTTGTTACAAGTGCAACAGCAGGTATTGTTGCTTTAGGTCTTTATATTGATGGAATTTTAGTACCTAATACTGTAAGTGCTGAAACTTTAGCAGCTGCTGGAGATTTAGCTAATATATCTTTCAATAAGAAGATAAGAGTATGTTGCAATGCTAATTCTACAATCACTATTGCATCTGTTCCAACTGTAAATGCAGGTGCAACAGGAACAACAGCTACAGCAACACAAACACCTATTATCACAAATGCTATATTTAGTATTAGTAAAAGAGCTTAAGGAGGTGTCTTGAATGGAAGAGGAAAAACAAGAGATAATTCCAAAAGTTAAGCAAGAAGTCGAAAAAATGATGGATGACATCACAAAAGATGGGCTTCAGATAGCAAATGTAGATTTATTATATAAATTAATAGATATACATAAAGATATTGAAAATGAAAAATATTGGAAAGCAAAGAAGGAGGCTATGACAATGAGATACAGAGATTATGATAGCTACGGTAAATATGAAGATAATCGTTATGGTAGAGATTATGATTATCCTTATGGACGTAGAATGAGAGACAGTAGAGGTCGTTATATGTCAGATGGTATGACATATCATAATGATGATACAATGAGGACATTAATGTCATCTTATGATGCTTATGTTGCTGACAGAGAAACCTATGGTCATGACAAACAAAGTAACAAAGAAAACTCAATGATTACTTTAGAGTATATGTTGCAAAGTGTTGCTGAATTTATGGAAATGCTAAAGAAAGATGCAAATTCCCAAGATGAAATGAATCTTATTAGACGTTATTCTAAACATATAAGTGAAATGTAATGTATAGATTCTTAAACACAAACGCACGTGGAAACTTCGTTAATGATTGTGTAGTAAGAGCTATATCGTTAGCAGAAGGTAAAACGTGGGATGAAACTTATGAAAAATTAAGTGATATGGCACAATGTGATGGTATTCTTTTAGATGATGTCAACTTTGTTGAAGATTACCTTGATGAAAGATATAAAAGAGTACCCCATTGTTCTAAATTAGTAGGGGAGTTTGTTGAAGAGTATCCACATGGTACATACTTGGTAACAATGGAAGGACATATTACAGCTGTTATAGACGGTGTTTTGTATGATACATTTGATTGTAGCAACAGACGCATATGGTGCGTGTGGTGTGTTCCTAAAAATTATAGATAGTATTAAATAATGAATAAGAAGGATAAGACATTTTAAATGTGAAATCAAAGAGGTATAAAGCCTCTTAAGTGGGTTCGTAGCCAAAAAGTAAGGCATAGGTCTGCAACACCTTGATTGAGATTGCAAAATTCTCCGAGCCCTCCATTAATTAAATATTTCCATACTGGTAAAAAGGACCTTGATGGTTCTTTTTGTTTACATAATACACAAATTGTGCTATAATTATAGTGATAAAATACACTATAAAGGAGGAATTAATATGGCTAGTGGATTGTCAACCCCATATCATTCAACAAAAAAAAGTACAAATAAATTAATGACACCTTATAATCCAACAAAGAGTAGTGCAACAGATGCTAGAGATTATTTACTTAAGTTTCAACCTGTAAAAAGTTCAACAAGTAGTACATCTACAAGTGGTTATACACCTTCTATAGCAGAGCCTACTTTACAAGGTTATGATTTAGATAAAGCAACCAATGAATTTATGTCTGCTTTTGGAGATTTAGGCTCTGGAGGTGGAGGTTATGGTGGAAGTAATATAGACCTATCAGGGATTTTGAGTGCTTATGACCAAGCAGCTGCTGCAAACAAAGCCACTGCAAAACAAACTTATGAAACAACACGTGGTGATTTACTAACATCTTTAAAAAGATATCAAGAAGAAAATGCTAAAAATGTAGAAAATCAAAAAAGGTCTTATCTTTTAGGACAATCAGCATTGGAATCTGCAAGAGCAGAAGCTGATAGACAATCGAGAATAGGAACTTCAGCTAGAGGTTTGGCAGGAAGTGGTTTACAACAATTGGCACAACTTCAAAATTTAATAAGTCAAGGTCAAGATATAAGTAATTTAGCTACAGAAAATCAACAAACTATGGATGCGTTAAGAACTGCATTAGCACAAAGACAAGAAGATACTGATACTAAACTTGCAAATGCTTTAGCTGTATATAACAATGCTCTAAGTTCTATAGAAGCAGAAGCTGCTACTAACAAAGCTAATATTCAATATCAAGCACAAGAAGCAGAAGCTAATAGAAGAGCATCAGCTGCTGCACAAGCTGCAAGTAATAGATTAGCTCTTGCACAAATGGCTGCACAAGCGAGAGATGCTGCAGCAGGTGCAAGTTCAAGTGCTGAAGCTCTTATAGAAAAATTTAAAAAGGAAGCAACTGGAACAAATAGTGCTCAAAAACGTGATAAATTGTATAGTGACTATAGGTCAGACCTTTTAAGTCTTCTTGGTAATGCAGGTTTAGGCACAAGTGATTCTATTAGTAAGACATCATTAAGTAATCTTAAAGCTTGGTATGACTATGCCAATAGACGATAAAAAGGAGGAATATTATGGCAGCACAAAGATTTAAAACAAAAAAAACTAGTTCTGCTAGTACACAAAGCTCCACAGATAAACTTCAAAATCAAATTAAAAATTATGAAACAAGATTAAAAAATGTAGGAATTGACCCAGAAGAAGCAACAGATACAAGAAATGTAGTAGAAAAGGCATTGAATCTTGAAAAAGACCAAAATGTCCTTTTTGATATATTTGAAATTTTAGATAGACCACGTAATGCTTTATTTACAGGTGTTAATGAAGCCTTGTCTGGTGGTGACTTCTTATCAGGTTTAGGGGAAGGTATAACAGGAGAAACAAAGACATCAGGTAAAGATATATTGGTAGACAGATTAGGTCTGCCAGATACTGAAGGGCAATTAGACTTATCTGATGTTCTTGGTTTTGGTCTTGACATTGTAGGTGACCCTATGGATTGGGCACTTTTTGGAGGAAAGAGTGCGTCAGATGCTGTTATGAACCTTGCTAAAAAAGGTGTAAAGAAAGGCGTAAATGTATTAGACAAAGGTGTTACAAAAGGTTTACAGGTACTTGACAAAGCTGAGTTAAATAAAATAGGAAAACTTGCAGACCAAGCAGGTATGACAAAAGAAGCTTTTCTAGCTTCACAAGGTTTGTCTTTAGCTGATTTTGGAAAAAGAGCTTCAGGTTATGCTGATGTAAAACGTGGTTTTCAAGATGCATTTGCTCAAGGAAAAACAGCTGTAGGAAAACTAAAGGCAAGTGCACGTGGTGCACAAGATTCTGAAGCATTAATAGAACAATTATCAAGAGGTACAATAGATAATTTAGAAGATTTATCATATAATTATGTATTAAATACATCTAAAGATGTTGGAAAATATGCAGATGATTTAACTTCTTTAAATTCATTTTTAAAGACTAAAGGAAATACAGTTCAAAAATGGGTTAAAGAAAATGCAGATTCTGGATTAGCGAAAGCTTTAACAAAAGAACAAAAAGTAGTTGCAGAAGATATCACTAATTTAATACAGAGTACAAAGGATACAACAATTAGAGGTAAAAATGCAATAAAACAATTAATTGAAACAGGAGAGTTTTCAGGTAGTGAAGAAAGTGTTAATACAATAAAAAATTTATTAGAGCAAACAAGTGAGGCTTCTAATATACCTTTAAAGCTTACAACAGATGCAACTAGTGAAACTAAGGCAGCTGCAATACAAGCATTGCAAGATTCTATAGCAAGTGGTACCTTAAGTCCTGATGAATTGAGGAAAGCTCAGAATGAATTAACTGCTTTAAGAAATCAAAACAGTATCTTAAGAATAGAAAACAAAGAAGCCTTAAAACAATTTAACAAAAATGCTGATTTTAAGAAAGCTGTAAATAATTTAGCTTTAAATTATAATTTAGAATATAATGCAGATGAACTCGCTCGTTTAGCAGAGCTTTCAAATAACCCAGAGTTTATGAATTTAGTAGAAAGCCATAAACAAGGTTACAAACAAATTGCAGAAAACATAAAAGACGTAACAGGTATTGATTATGGTGATATAGTTAATAGACAAGGTTACATAAGAAAGGCAAAAGGTACAGCTTCTGATATAGATACACAAATAGCTAATCTAACATCGAAACTAAGTGACCCTAATTTGAGTGCAGCTGAAAAGGAGACAATACAAAACAGTATAGAGTCTTTAAGACAACAAAACTTGAAAAGATATGGTTTTTCTGCTGGTGATTCTTTTTCTAGTCAAGAATACAGACAACCTGCTGTTATAGCAAACAGACAATATCAAGCAGAAAAAGCAAGGGAAATAGAGCAAGTAGGTAAACAAATAGAAAATCTTAAAGGTAAATACTCAAATACACAAAGAACTACACTACAGAATACTTTGACAGAGTTAAAAGGTTTGAAAAGTGACTCTGTTAAAATGAAAAAACTTAATGAAAAACTTTCTAAAGTAAATACAACTGTAGACAATCTCTCTTCTAAAATTAATGATACAAACAGTAATCTTAAAAAAATAACAGACAGAGTAACTGACGACATACTTGATAAAGCTACAAAAATACAAGACCAATCTGTTACAAAAAGTCTTGTTAAAAACACAGCAGATATTGGTGATTTAAATAAGCAACTAAATAGTTTAACTAAGAAGTTAGCAGATGTTGATAATTTAGATGAAAAAACTGTAAAAAATATTGCAAATAAGATTGGTAAAATAAATAAACAACTTGAAGAAAAAGGAAATAGTTTAAGAAAAGTTACAGATATTATTGATGGTCATGTAGATAACACTACAATGAAGGCTTTAGATAACAATGCTAAGAATATGCAAAAGTATGCAAATGAAACTCTAAAATTGGATAGATTAAAGAGTGCTAGAGAGCAAGCAACATTTAAACAAACACAATTAACAGAAAGTTTGACTGCTTTAAATTCAAGTATAGACGGTGCTATAAAAAATACAAACTTTAAATTAGGAAGTATTGATGAGGCTGCTGATGCTGCTGTAGATAAACAAATCAAGGACTTAGCAAAAACCAAATCTATTTTAGAATCACAAGCAGGTGAAACTTTATTTGACCTAAACTTCTATGCAGGTCTAGAAGACTTTGTAAAGAATGCCGAATACACCAACAGAGAAGCAATAGTGTTTAGAGATGCTTTAGCTATGGGAGTATTTAATGATGCAAATGTAGTAAGAACTGTAGAAAATGTGGGATATAAGGTACCTAATGGTTGGGTAAGAGTAAGTGGTAAAAATGTTGCAGATAGACTAAATGATGTTCAAACACTTATATCAGAAGGAAAAATAAGTCCAGAATTAAGAGGTGTGATGGATAATCTTCGTGGGAACACTTATTACATGGATAGACGTGTTGCATCTTTAATAGGTGTTGCAACAAAAAACACTAAAGAAGTAAATGCCATTCTTAATTTAACAGATAAAATTAATAATCTATTCAAAAAGTACTCAGTTTTAACACCTGGTTTTCAAGTTAGAAACTACACAGGTAACACACTGAATATGTACTTAAGTGGTATGCCTGTAGGACAAATTCCTAAATATCAAGCAAGAGCTACAAAAGTTTTAAATAGTATGAATAGTATTATAGAAAAGATTTCCAAAGGTACAAAATTAACTGCTGAAGAATCTGCAACTTGGGATTTAATTAAACAATTTACAAATGCAGGATTTAATCAAGCTGGTACTGCTGTACAAGATTTACAAAAAGTACAACAAGGACTAAAACTTGGTGGAAATAAAAACATAATTAATAAAGTTTCTGATATAAATATGAAAATGAATAATAGCATGGATGCAATGAACCGTATGGCTTTACTAATGTATGCCAATGATGATATTGCAAAAGGTGGTAAGTATTTAAAAAGATTGAATGCAAAAGACCCTGTACAAGCTGTTAAATATGCTTTAATGGACCCTTCAAATATGAGTGAATTTGAGCAAAATGTAGTTAAAAAGATAATACCTTTTTATACATTCACTAAACAAAATTTAATGTTCCAAGCGACTAACATATTTAAAAACACACGTAAGTATAAGAATGTTGTAAAAGCATTAAATGCTACTTATGAAGATTTACCAGAAGATAGTTACTATCAATATCAAAAAGAAAGTATGCAAATACCTATACCAGGTGCTACTGATGATGACGGTAACCAATTGTTCCTAAAAGCTAATCTACCACTATCAGACTTAGGTGAATTTATATCAAAACCATTACAACGTGTAGTAGCATCTGCAACACCCCTTATTAAGGCACCTGTAGAGGCTGTCACAGGAAAAAACTTATTTACTGGTCAAGACACTAAGTATAACACCATAAGTACCAATCTAGCCAAACTAGGCATAGATAATACAGGTATTTCAAGTGTTACTGATGGTGCTGAGTTAATACTTAATAACTTTGGATTACAAAATGTTTCTACTAACATAATTAAGAAAGTAGCTGCAATACTGGAGAAAAGTAGTGGTGATAAATCATCTAGTGAGTTGTGGTCAGAGATATTTAGGTCTGTATTACAAAACACTAAACAAGAAAATGTTGTCAATAGTGGATTGTATGACCAAATGGAACAATATCAGGCTATTATAAAGCAATTAAAAAATCAAGGTATGGATGTACCTACTATTCAGGAAATGACAGCTAGTAATAGTATAAAATTAAATAGAATGAAAAGAAAAAGAGCTTCAACTAAGTAGCTCTTTTAATTTGTCCTTAACATCATCTAGATTGTCTGCCCAAAAGGCAAGCCCTCCTATTTCATTTATAGCCTTAATATATGCTTTTTGTAAAGCCGATGGTTTACCACCTAGTTTTTTTACTTCTATAGCAACAAATCTTCCTTTTATACATGCTATTATATCAGGCACACCTGCTGTAGCATAGATACCCATATTATTATATTTTAGAGGTAAACCACCTATTGAACTAATATAATTCATTATAGAGGTTTGTATATTCTGTTCTTTACTCAAAGTTTACCTCTTTCTTTTCTGCCCAATTGGTTTCAGTAGCTTCTACTTCTGCTACCATAGGCACCCACTTTATAGTATCCCCCACACTTTGCATAATCTCTTGCACTTTTTGTGGTACAAATGCTTCTTCATCAGGGTGTACTTCTATGGCTAGCTCATCATGTATAGGTAATATAAATCTAGACTTCTTGTCTTTTAGATAATCACATATCTTTATTTCAACTTCTTTTAAGGCATCAGCACCTGTTCCTTGAATAAGATAGTTATTTGCTTTGTAGAAGTTTGTACTATTCTCTAGGTAATAACGTCTACCATATAAGTTAGTTACATAGCCTTTCATGTTTAATTCAGTTTGCACCACTTTTTGATATTCTATAACACCAGGATATGCACTATTATAGGCATCAGACAATTTTGTTGCTGTTTCTAAGTCTATGTTCAAATTAGATGCTAATGTTTTAGCTCCACAACCATAATTTTTCGTGTACTACCTTATGTTTCCATAAGGACTAGACTATTTCTTCAACTCAATGAGTTGCTGTGCACTTCCACTAACGTGACAATAGTTAGTGTACTGGGTTACATTCATCACCCATAGTCGTTACACCTTCCTCATAAGAGGCTTGGCACGAGATTACCATATCATTTCTGACTTAGGCTTCCCTCGTTAGCCCTATCTCTAGGACACCCTTGTCAAGGTTCACACAGTTTTAATTCGCCGTAAACTGTCCTTTTTTGTTTCTTTTTATGTGATGTTTTTGATGACAACTTTTGCATAAGCATTGTAAATTTGCTACATCATTATTATATCTATTAGAATCTATGTGATGAATACATAAGTATTTTGTGCTACCACATAGCTCACATTTTAATTCTTTGTGATTGTCTTTGTAGATATTTCTGTAGGCTTGTATACCTGTTTTAAAACTTCCATGTGTGTAATGTCCTTTGTTCTTAGAACTATTTCCACTGCCTACTCCCACTTCAGTTGTAGGTGCTTTTCGTTTCTTAACAGACATACTTATTTCTACGTCTCTTTTCTTTCTGCAATCTTCACAATACCATGCATAAGATGTCTTCATTTCTTTTTGAAATGTAATACCACATTTTTTACAAACAAAAGTTCTTAACATATTATCATCTCAGCGAAGTTAGTCGATTTTCCCAAATATCGCCATTTCTTTTTAAACTCTTTTGTATCTGTTCTATCTTTAAATTCAGGGAATGCTGTAAGAGTTGTCTTAGTATGTAAGTCTGTTGGTTCCCATTCTGTACCATCATGATTAAACCATTCCCAGTCATAAGCATGCTTTATATGTTCTGGATTTTTGTAATCAAACAATGTACCATCTTTTAGTTTACAATCATAGGGCATATATGCTCTACATAGATTATAATCTGTATGTCCTACTAAAATGGTGTAGTATGCTTGTATTCTTAATTCCATTTGTGAATAATCTTCAAAGTACAACTTATAACCTGTACTAGGTATAACAAATTTTCTAGGGTGAAATAATTCTACACCATCGTCATCAGTAACAGATTCATCTAAAAGTAGCTCATTATCATCATCGGTTTCATTTATGGCATATTTAGGCATCTGTTGTAGGTCACAACTTACACGACCACTTACAGCACCATTATTATTAATAGATGTATACAATCGCCATTCACCATCAACTTCAACTATTTTATTTAAAACACCATCAATATACGTAGATAGCCATTTATCTACTGTTCTTAATTTTATGATTAGTTTAGCTATTTCAGAAATACGAACATCTTCATGATGCGTAAGTTGTTGTATAGCTTTCTTATCACTCTTTTCAAGGTCTAAACCAAATTCATTGTGAAAGAACTTCTTAATCTCTACGTGTTGTCCTACTTTCCATGTACTATGCGTAAGTTCATGCAATTTATCATATAATAGCTCTCTAAACTTTTCTATTCTGTAGTGAGAATTAACAAGGTAATCTACGTCTACTTTGAAACCATTACGTTCCATAGTAGCAATACCTCTAATCAGTTTATTTTCTCTTTTCCATGTTCTTGTATCTATGCCATCCTTACTCCAGTATTTTTTAGCATAGATAGCACCTGCTTTATTTAAAAATTCAAGTATTATGACAACGTCATCAATAGCATACATTTTTACTAATTCAGGATTTTCTAGATAAACATCATAATAGCCTGGTTCTTTATAATCATCAAAACACTCATGATATTTTGTTATAAATCTTACTTTATTAGTAAATGTTTCCCAAGCCTTTGTGTATGATTTTTCTCCTGTTAATGCTTTATAGTTATTACATACCATCTTTTTACGTTCAGCTTTCATATGTTCTATTCTCTTTTTGATTTCGTGTCCTGCAAATTTTGCACTAGGGTCTACATATTTTTCTCCTAGTTTTTCAAGACGCATACTTTGGAAATCATCATCACAACTACTTATTAATCTAAATAGTGTAATACTATCTGACAACTCAATGGCGTCTGGTATAGGTGTTCCTATGTTATGTAACATATGATAATCATATTTAGCATTATGTGCAAACAACATTTTATCTGTTTTTTGTACTATCTTAAACATTGCACAAGTAGCCTCTTTATAGTTTGCATCCCAATAGTATATATTCTTGTCAAAACCAAATATTACTAAGAAAGGTATATCTTTTATGAAATTTAAACCTGTTGTTTCTGTATCATATGCAAAATATCGTGTATTGCTAAAAGCAAAATCCCATTCCATCTCTTCGATGTCTTTTTGGTTTTTTACTTCTAGTGTTTTATAGTTATATTTATTGAACAAAAATTGAGTATCATTATACATCGTACATCACCCATGAATGAAACAATTCTATAAATTTCATAACATCACCCCTTTGTATATGTTCCCAGTCAAGAGTAGGAACATATTGCCATTCCACATTGTCACTATCTATTAAGTCATTATATTTCTTATTAGTACCCCTATACAAGAATGAAAAGTCTTTACCAAGTACTCTAGAACTTATTGCACTTTTATTCAAGCCTTTTTTGGTATATAAGTATACTAATTCTTGCATAAAGTATCTATTATTATATCTGAAATTAGGGTAAGACCTATTTATCAGATGTATACTGTTTTTTAGATGTGCTATAGAACCATAGTCAATTTCAAATATATTACATATATTAAATATGAATTTATCAAAGACTATACTATTTTGTAAAATTCCCATAACTTTGTCGTATATCAACCAGAATTCTATCTCTAAGGTTCTTTCTTTGTCCTTTAATTCTGCATCATAATGCCCCACGTCATACTTAAAATTCTCAATAAAACTTAGTAGGAAATCTATAACAAATTGTTCCTCTTGTGTTTCAAACATAGGATGTAAAGACTCAACAAACTCTTCAGTTATGAAGTCCCTATCTAACAAATCTCTATATCTGTTATAGAAAGATGAATTAGTTATACCTATCTTCTCAGCTGCTTTTTTGTTTGAAAAGAAGGTTCTGCAAGTTGCTACAAGTTCTTTAGGAGCTGCCTTTAGAAAATTTTCTCCTATACTATATTCTACTATCTTGGAGAATGTATTATGTGCATCTCTTCCAAGTGTAGCAACTAAACAGCTTAATAACTTCATCAATCTACTGTATAATAGTTTGTCTTTTGCTTTATCAATATGATTGATATACATAGATAATTTAATCTCTTTAAGTCTTTTATTTTCTTTTAAATTCATAATAACCTCCTAAAAGATATTAGTGGAAGTATCTATGTTGGAACTGTCTGCTAAATTAAATGATTTGTTCATGATTCTATAAGTTTCTCTAAATTTAACAGTTGGTGCCACTAAGTCTTTACTTAATTTAATAAATTTTCTTGCTACTAATAAGTTAAAAATCTTACTAAAATCATCTTTACTTAACCCTGAAACAGTCATCAATTCATTTCTATTTACTTTAGATGTATTAGCTAAGAAATCAATAAATGTTACATTTTTAGGGTATATTTTTTCTAAGTCTGCTGTGTCTTTTTCTACAACAGTACTATAAGATTTTTCTTCATTAGCAAACTCACGTAATCTGAATATATTATTATCATAAATTCTTTTTAAGAAATTGATAATATAGTCTACATGTTCTTTTGTAACAATAACGTGTTTATAATCAGTTGTAGAACATAACATACAAGCTAAAGATGCAGACATTCTTGCTATTTTCTTATCAGTTTCACTTCCGAAAACTGTAAAGCTACACTCAAATATATTATTTAACTCCAAACTCTTTTCAAATATGTAACTTCCTAAATCGTTAGGTATTATTACATTTTCATGTGTAAGTGCTTTAATCCATCTACTCTTAACTTGATAATGTTTACTATCTATTTTTAAATCATTATTTACTTTTGTTCCGAAAGGATTTGATAGAGTATGTACTCTAGGAAAAAGTATAAAAGCATCATACCTGGCAATGTCCTCAGGAGATTTTATTAGTTCATTAATAGGTTCTACTCCGTTTGGGTAAGATGACAATGTCATCAATTGCCCATTCTCACTTATAGGGTTAGATATAGTTATCATTCTTAATTTACAAGGTGTTTGTATATCTCCTGCAACACGGTAGATTTTAACCATATTACTAGAACGGATTTCTGTTAAAGTTTTTATAAAGTCCATAGGAGCCCCACTAAATTCTTCCATAACAATTAGCTCTTTATGATGTCTTGGTATTACACCTAATTTAGTCTTTTTTATTTTATCATCAGTACCACCAATTAGTGATGCAACTGTTGCTGTTTTTAGAGGTACTATCTCACCAAAATCATAAAGTTGTTTTAGAGCTTTAGAAGTTTCAGATTTACCTGTTCTTGTGTCTCCTAATACAAATATATCTAGAGCCCCTCTCATAACATTTTTATAAGTTATATCTAAAGGTGAATTAAATACAAGGTCCATAGCAAACCAAATGTCTTTATTTAGGTAAGGTGCTATATGACATTTGGCACTTTCATACAATTCATTTATTTTGTTTTCTATAGAACCATGACTTTTAAATCTATTTAGACTATCTATATACTCCATATTATTTGTATCAAACGCATAACTTGTTTCTTTTACATCATTTGCAATGGCTATTATCTTTCTACCTTGTTTAGGATGTGGGTATAATTTATAAGTTATCTCATAAATATTTCCTATCTCTAAAGGTATCTTTGAGTACATATCTATAACAAACTCTGAAGCCTTATCATCGTTTTCTAGAGCAACATCAGCTACAGTTACTTTGTAAATAGTTTGTAAAGTTCCCATATCAACTTTATAAAGATTTCTCCATTTAGGATTTAATCCTAATAGACTTGCTATAATGTCTGGTATTTCTCTTGTTTTTACAGTACCCTCTATTAACTCTAGAAAGTTTTCATGTGTACTTGATAAATACCACGATTTTGTTTCTATACTGTCATCTTCTACATCATGTAAAGGTTTAAATATAGCATATTCAGGCACAGCATAAGTTTCAGTACAAGTTGCTATTATTTGTAGAGTTGATTTAGAAGCCTTTTTGAAGATACTGTTTCTTATGTTATCTTCTATCTTACTACTTTTTATTTCATTTTTGACTTTAACTTCTCTTAACTCTTCTTCACTAGGCTTTCTAGAATGCTCATTTAATAACTGTATAAAATCTTGTGCATTTTTATTATACTTAATAAAGAAATCAGTGACATCTTCTTTATTTAGAACACAAACACTTCCTATATTAGTGATACCTACATTACACTTTTCTTTTAATTCTTTATATCTTTTCAGAGAACCCTGTTTTCCTGCATCATCATTATCATAGCATATAAATACATTTCTTCCTTCAAAGTAGGGTAAATAATCATTTTGTAAAGCTGCTTGTGCTCCTCCAGTTAAAGTAATTGCATTGAAACCTTGACTTCGTGCAACAAGCATATCTTTTTCACCTTCACAAATAATAGTATCTCTAAAGTCATTTTTCCAAATATCAAAAGGAATTATATCACCCATGTTAGCATTCTTATTGTATTCATTCTTTGGTTTATCAGGAATTTTATTTATATTGTATCTTGCTATGTTAATAAGAGAACCATTTTTAAAAACAGGTGTAGCAAGACAATTTGTAATATAACCTAGTTTAAGCTCACTTATAGTTTCAGGGGTTATTTTAAGCTCATAAAGCTTATTTAGCACATCTTTATTTTCTAATAAGAATTTATGTTGATTTTCAGACCAATTTAAAGTGTCATTTTGTAGAGCTTCTTTAGTTGTATACTCTCTTATAATACTTTCTTTATCTTTCTTAAGAACTTCTTGTGCAAACTCTAATTCTTTATATGTACGGTTGCATGTGAAACAATGAAAAATTCTCATATTTAAGTTTATACTAGAACTAGGAATACTTTCGTAGTATTCTACTTCTTTTTCTTCCCAAGTATTACTATCAAATTCTTTTTTGGTGTGAATGAAAGGGCAACACATCGGTATGTTGCCCTTATCATCAGGGAACATAGTATCTATTTTATTTTTATCAAACATATCTTTGATGTAATCC